ATCTAAATTTCCATGATAAGTAAGCTTTCCATCTCCACCTACTATCAAATGGTAATCAGCCCCTACTACTTGAACTTGGTCTGTCTTAGCACTTGTAACTATAGCGCCGTCTGGCCTAATATCAAAACCTGCTCCAGTGTTATGTTTTATCAGGATTCTTTCTCCAGCTGGAGTATCATTCAATTCTATTACGTGACCTGAAGGAGTTTCATCTATCTTTGCTCTTTGATAAATTGTTCCAACTTTTTGAGAAACATTTAAAGGAACACCTTGTTGACCAATCTTCAAATCTAAGTTATTGATCCCAACTCCTCTTGCTACTCTATTAACAGAGGATTCATTAGAATACTTAGGATACTCTAATGATGGATCAACATTATTTTTATCAGTCACACCTAAAGAATTAATACGCCCTTGACCATACGCAGCGTATTGTTGTTCAAGTGTTAAGTCTTCTTCATTTTCTTCTGCCATGATTTCTTCCTAAGCTATTAGTGTTAGCTGTTGAGATGTTAGAGGTCCTTGAGATGCAGCTATTACGTTTTCTTTAGAAAATTTAGTTTTTACGTATTCAGGTACATTAAAACCAGGATCTACTTTTCTTCCAGGATCAGTGTCATTATGACCAAAAGCTTGTCCTCCAGGCCAAACTGCATAGAATGCTTTGCACCAATTATTAAAAGAATTGTATTGTGCTTGAGTTATAGACTCTGCACTAATAAAACTTTTATAATTTGAGTTCCCGCTATTACAATTATAACCTGCAACAAAAGCTACTGCAATGCTTAAATTGTTGTGACCATTTAAAGTGTGCGCACCTTTTATATTAACAGGCCTTCCTCTTTCTATAACGCCATTCTTTTTTATTATATAGTGATACATACACCCATTAAACTTTACTTTTTGATTTTGAATAGCTATCTCATGGATTTCTTTAGCTCCGATATGACCTTGATTATTAAAATGAGCAGTCCAATGTAAAACAAACTCTGTTACTTCTCTAGTCATACCTCTGAATTCTGCTACAAGTTCTTCTACAGAAGAAACTTCAGTGAACTTATAAGTTGTCAAATCAGTATCTCTTCCTTCCCACAGTTGAGGTGAGCTAGGATTTACTTCTTTAATTTCTTCTGTAGTAGATCCAAAATCATCCGTCTCTGGAGAAAATGTAGTTATTGTAGTACTAGGTGATGTTGGTATATTAACTATCGTATCTTCTAATTCTTCTACAGTAACATCAGGTCTTTTATAAGGAGTAATCTTCTCAATTGCATCTACAGGTTTTTTATCTACAATTATACTAGTAGTGCTTTCGGTTATAATTTCTTGAGGAATTTCCGGAAGCGTTACACTTCGTATTTCAGTTTCTACATAATCATTTCCAACTAAAGCCACGTCATCTAAAAGGCCGCTTCCTTTTTTATCAACTGAGTTATCTAATGATGAGCCAAAACTTTGAATATCTGTTTGTACATTATTAATTATTGCAGTAGTATCACCGTTATTAGTTTCATCTATTTGATTATAAGATTCTTCTCCAACATCTTGAAGATCTGTTGGAATTGTACTTTCAACCACAGAAGAGTAGTTTGGCTTAGTTCCTGTTACATCTGTCAAAACTGTTTTAATTGATCTTGGCGATCCTGACATAATTACTTCATTTAAGTCACCATTTCCTACAGTTCCTCCAGTTATATTACCTAGTGAAGAACTATTAGAAACGTTTCCAATTAAAAGAGATCCTACTTGAGGAACGCTAGTAGTTGGCCTTACAATAGGTGTAAACGTTTCTATTCCTACACCTAAGTTATCTCTAGTTTGGCTTATTCCAAGAAATCCATTTACAACCTGACCAGAAGTTTGAGCTAAAGTAGTTCTTCTTGTAGCAGAATATTTTCTGGTAGAGGTGTTTATCTGAATCTTAAATCTTCCAACTTCAGCAACAGCAAACACATTTGACAATAACTCGTTTACTAACAAGCTTGAAATTGATATTTTTACGTTAATCATCTTGCAAACCTTCTATATGTGTCTATAGCTGAGTTTACTCTTGTATCTAAACTAGAAGAGGTGTATACACCTTTTACTATTCTAAACTCTGGCCTTTCATAAAATCTACAAATCGCAGTTGCTGCATCCTTAACTGTGCCAGAAGATTTAATCTCTCCTAGCGCATTATTTTCTGTACTGTCAAGTTCATGGAGTACATAATTCAATTGTGCTGTTAAAGAGTCATACGGTAAGTTATACTCCTTTGAATATGAAATAAGTCTTTCTCTTCTATCAGCCCGCCACTGTGCTAAACCTTCAGACTTTTCTCCCTTATCGTTAGGGTTTACTTTTTTTGGATCTAAGCTAGATTCTGCATAAAAGTTTCCTACAAATCCTGCTGCTTGATATGCAGTAAACCCATTACAAGTAAAGAAATTAAATATCTTTTCAGCGTTGCTATCGCCTACTAAATTATCGTCTATATTAGATCCTACAGGATTTGATTCAAATAAAGGAGTTCTAGGATCGAACTCATTTGGTCTTTGTTCTAAATTTTCAACTTCGCTCTGATTCATTACTCCATACTCTTTATGATGTATGGATCCTAATACAAATGGAACCTGTGATGACTTGCCATCCATGAAAAAACCAAACACTAAAGCACCAGGAAGTATTTTAGCGTGATGGCCTATTCCTGAAATTCCTCCTTCAGTAGATGGAATTAAACATTGTGCCCAAGGTAGATGATGATCTGGTAATAATGTTCTATCCTGAGAGTGCACACCATACACTCTGATCTGTACTCTACCTAAATGTTCAGGGTCTGAATCACTAGTGACTTTACCTAGAAACCAATGAAACTCCTCGCCATAATAGTCATGATTCAAAGCTTTCATCATCTTTCCACCCCTACCCCTTGACCAAGTTTAGCACACTTTAAATTTGCTGTGTATCTATTGGCTTGAAAATTATGCCTAGCTGCATATACAAAATATTCACCGGATCTCTTATAGTCTACCATTTCTCCGCGCTGTTCCTCATACATTCTAAACTCAATATTAATTTTATTTCCAATAGAAACATTTCTATTTGATCTTAAAAAGTTTTTACCAGGCACGTTGATATCTATTGGAGCCTTTAATAAAAAGTGTCTAAGAGCATGTTGGGTTACTCTTTGCTTGTAGTATGATTGTTCATTTCCTTCGTGATAACTACTAAAGTCATTCCAATCGGTGTATATTCGACTGTTAGATATGTAATCTAAATCTCTAGACATAAAATCCTGTATTCCAGCATCTTCATCAAAAATTGGATCTATGGTGCCTTTAGAAGAAGACAAAGCATTTCGAGCAATCATACTGTTAAAAGTTTCAGTTATATCATGTTCAACCTGCCAACGATCACCGTTTAATATATCAAAAAAAGTAAATTTTCCAGATACAAAACCTCTTCTTACGAGCTTTAATAAATCATTTACGTTAGCAGTTTTTATAGCTTGTATTACAAAACTTTCATCTATCTCATCATATTGATCAGATAAAACGTTAGGACCAAAAGTTAAAGAGTGTATGTACTTCCTATCGCCATGAATAGCAGGATTTTCTAGTACAGTTTCTAAATCTATAAGTCTTAAAGAATTATCAGATAAAGTTGAGAAAAGATAATACGGAGATCCAAAAGCATTTGGCGCTGCATCTTTAACCCAATTAGCAGCCTGCAAAGGAGTTAAATTAGGAACAATAGTTCTAACCTTTTTAAACCCTGTTTCGAGTTTGTATATAAGCTTTCTATTTAAATGGTCGTTTAGTATTTGTTCTATTATTTCACCGTGATATCCTTCATATGATTGTTGTACATTTATAAGGGATGAAAGATATGCATGGTCTTCGACAATGTCTATAACAAAAGCTTCTGTATTATCGTTTGTTTTTATGCCTAGATTAACTCTCTCTACTCTGAAATCCTTAGTCATAACATATGGAGAACTTTCATCTGTTCTCAATACTATTCTAACTTTTTCAGTTCCAAGCCAGTTTATTTCATTAAAAAGATTATCATTGTCTTTAAAAAATATATTTCCTGTTATAAATGGTTTATCTACATGTTCGAATAGATTTATTTCACTTATAACTCTGTGTAGATTGACTTTGAAGTCATATCTATCAGCAGTTACCGTAACCTCTTCAATAACAAAATCAAAGGGTGAGGTTGTATTTCGTTGTTGACTAGGCACTTGTCAGAGCCTCTTTAAATACTCTAGCAACTTGATTTATATTTTCTGGTTTTATTACTCTTATTTCTTTTAAGTCATCATTAGCTTCAACATACTTATCTAAATATGTTATCTCTGTTAATAAACCACCTGGACCATTTTCTGGATCTATATCTACTACTATTCCATCTGAGTTTTCATAGTGATGAGCTGATAGATGTTCTGCTGATGATGATTGAACTGTAACTGTATCAGTTCCATCAGTTATTATTTCACTATCTTGAAAAGATTTATTGTTAGTCACTTTAACAATAATCTGACCTAGATCTAGATTACGTCTTAAAATTGTACCTTGAGCTCCTGATGTATTTCCAGAAACTGTATCTCCTACTTCAAACTTATCAAATATTAAACTTCTTGTTACTATTGTAGTGTTAGGATAATCAAACTGAGCTTTAGATAATAAGTCTGAATATGGTAAAGGCCAACCTTGTCTACGTATATTATCATTCATAGCATAAAATGTCCAATAATAGCGAGAGGTTCCATATATTTTTTCAGATAAAATGTCAGGTCTCTCACCATCTAATATCGTATATTTTATATAAAAGCTTGATTGATCTTTTATAGAATCTATTACGTCTACATAAGATGCGATATTTTCAATAGCATTAAAAGTTGATTCGTTTCCAAACTTATACGCTACTTCTGGAAAATTTATAAAATAAGGCATTAATATCTCCCGCTAAGTATATCGTCTTTATCTAGAGTTCTATCTTCTACAAAACTCATTGTTATTGATATCTCTTGGAAGTCTCCAGTTTCAAACATAGCCATACTGTTTGGGTTATAAGTCGCTTGAAAATTTCTTAGATAAGACTTTAAGATTCCTGTTGCAATCGGTTTATCATCATACTCAATAGAAATTTTAAACTTGTTTGGAAACTTATAACCTAAAGGAATACTTCCTTCTGATCTGATTGATTCTGGATATAGCTCTGATCTGAAGAATTTAATTATCTTTTTTATTTCTTCAGATTCTTTTTGTGTCTTAGGTATAAAATTAAATGAAAAAGCAAACTCTCGTAAGTTAACTGCTTTGAACAGAGCTCTTGTGTTAGGCGCTGGTGTAGTAGCTAAAGCAGATCGTATAGCACCCGTATATTTTTCACCAGGTATCATACCTGCGAGTCTAGACAATGTAGCCCGGGCTGTATCTTGCGTCATATTTGCTCTTATGAAATCTACTACACTTCCTATAGCGTCCATTCCCTCAGTCAAAAAGGCCTGGGCGGTACCTGTTCCTGCACCTACTAATCTTTCAACACCTGCTCCGAATACTCCTAGATCTAGATTTTCGATTTGAACGCCATCAGTTATTTGAACAGATTGAGGAAGATATATGCTACATGTTTTTCCAGTCGGTACATCTCTTCTTTTAGAAATACCATGCTTAGTTCTACTGGAGTTTCTATTTCTTGTGCTTAATGTTTGGTTAAGTAATTCTTCAGCGGCTTCAATATCTGATTGTTCTATTGAACTAAGTGTGGCTACGCCATTGAAGTCTTGATAATCTTCGAACTCAGGTGGTCTAGTTTCATAAACATGAAATTTGACTCTTCCTTTATATTCATCTCGATCAACTAATGGAAACTCTAAATCAGAGTTGCCGTAATAGTTATATGCATAATATGGTATGTTTCTGTCTGGTTCAAACGTCATGTTAATACCTTTAATAAATAGAAATGTGTTAGTATTATTTATAAAGATATTATGACCTATAAAGGTAAATATAAAGTCAAAAATATTAAGAAGTATAGAGGCGACCCATCTAACGTTATTTATAGATCAATGTGGGAACGTCACTGCTTTAAATGGTGTGATGAGAATCCTAATATATCAGAATGGAGCTCTGAAGAAATAGTTGTACCATATTACTATGAAATAGATAAAAAGTATCATAGGTATTTTGTCGACTTAAAAGTAAAGTTTAAGACTGGCAAAGTTATTCTCATAGAAATAAAACCAGACAAAGAAACAAAGCCTCCAAAATATCCAGGAAAACAAACTAAAAGATACATAACCGAAGGACTCACTTATGTAAAAAATATGAATAAGTGGGAAGCAGCAAACTCTTTTGCAAAAGATAGAGGTTGGGAGTTTCAGATATGGACTGAAAAGACTCTTGAGAAGATGGGCATAAAGCCTAAAGGCCTAAAGCCACTCGCTCCATATAAAAAGAAGAAAAAGAAGAAATAACATATAAATAATAGCATGGCAAATTTATTTAAACAACTAGAGATAGAAGCTTTTAAAGCAGGAATACAGCCTAGGACAAGGCAGTCTATAAATTGGTTTAGACAAAAAGCTCAAAGATTATCTGTTAACAACAGAGCTGCTTTGATGAGAGAAGAACCAATCCAGCTAAAAGCCAGAAATGTTCCTGGTAGCATGTTTATGTTCTTTTATGATCCTAAGAATAAAAGCACTCTACCTTATTACGATAGTTTTCCATTAGCTATTGTAGTTGACTCAGCACCAGGTGGTTTTTATGGTTTGAATCTTCATTACCTTCCACCTTTACTTCGAGCTCGTTTTTTAGATGCACTAATGGACAATACAAACAATATGACATATGATGAATCTACTAGATTTATGTTAAACTATAACATGTTGAAAAGATCATCAAGAATGAAATACTTTAAACCATGCTATAAACATTATTTAAACGAACACGTAAGAAGCAGATTTGCTTATGTCCCACCTTCCGAATGGGAAATAGCTACTTTCTTACCTGCCGCTGATTTTCAAAAGTCTTCTAAGACTAAAGTTTATAGTGATTCTAGGAAAGCAATCTAATGTTTCAAATAGAAAGTTTTAAAAACGCAATATCAGCTCGCTATGGATTAGCAAGAAATAATCTGTGGAGGATACAGCTACCAACTCGACCTGCGTACTTAGGCGGAGATACTTTTAGTGAAAGAGACGGAAGAATCTTAAACTTAATGTGTAATGCTACACAGTTGCCTGGTAGACAGATAACTACTAACGACAGGCAATATGGTATCAAGACTGAAAAGATGGCCCAAGGTTTTTTGAAAGACGATGTATCTCTTTCATTTTATGAGAATAATGTATACACTATTAGAAGATATTTTCAAGATTGGCAAAATAGAGTTTTAAATCAAAATTCATATGAAATAAGATATAAGAACGAATATGCAGAAACAGTTACTATGCAGCAATTAGATCACGAAGAAAATCTTGTAGCTGAAGTTAAACTACTTGAAGCATTTCCTACAACTTTAAACGTAATAGATTTGACAAGCGAACAGAATGGATTAGTACAAATTAATGTCCAGCTTTCGTATAGCAATTGGAGGTAACTAAAACAACAACATGGCACT